GTTAATCTAATTAATTGTTCCATTTCAGAATATTCATTATAGATTGCTTTTTGTAGATCAGCTATGTCCGTTAAATCTGATTGACCAATTCCTCTTTTGTGAGATTTAGAATTGTATAAAATAACTGCTGGTATTTTGCCAATCATGTTGGGTACAGTATCTATCAATTTAGGCTCTGATCTTTCTTCCATGTAAATAGTATCTATTCTATCTGGATACCAAACTCTCATGTAAGTTCCCCCGTTTTTATCTACTTCTTCTCTGACTTTTAAATAGTTTAATTCATACTTACCATTAACTTGTCTTTCAAAGTTCCAATCTAAAACATTTTCTGGAGTAACGATTGATAAGTATGGTCTAATATCTTGATCTAATTCTTCTGCTTGTGTGTTTGTAGTTACATTTGGTTTATCTAAAATCATAAAACAATGACCATAAATAGACGCATAGTTTTGAGCCTGTTTAACTACAGAGTTTAAATTGTTACCCTCTAAATCAGCATCTTTTAAGAATGATTCTAAACTAGCTTCATCTTGCATAGAACCAAAATCTCTACTTGGTCTAACTCTAAAAAGAAAAGATGAATAAATTTGAATAATATTTTTACAATGATTATCGCATGGTGTGTTTGCAAGTCTTTGATTGAACTCGTTATCTAATTCTAAATTATATCTGTTTAGGTATTGGCCTATCATATAGTCATAACCACCATTGTATGATCTAATGTAATACTCCCAATTATTTATTGTTTCGGAATAGTCTTTGTGGGTGTCTATTGCTTGATCTCTAGTGTATGCCATAAATTACTTCATTGTCCATCTTGTAGGAGTGTTAAATCTTGTCTGAGTAGTCAATGGTTTTAAATAATCAATCATATGATCGAATCCATCTTCCTTATCAGGAATATTTGTATTCTCCTTGTATATTTGTCTTTGTAAACCTTTTATCAAGGTTTTGCAAGAATGTGAAACAAAAATATGTCTTTCGCCATTAGAATCTTTGAGCCTACTATTCACAGCATTGACTCGATCTCGTATAGCTGGGTGTTTGTGTTTTACCTTAACTTTAAATCCAGCATTTTGTAAAATAGATAAATCAGTTCTACCACCAGCAGATGTCTTTCGTTGTTTAGAAGCTGGGTCTGGATATATAAATATTTGAATTTTAGTTCCATATCTATCTCTTAATTCTTGCACCATTTCATCAGTATTACTTCCATAAATAATAACTTCATCTACAAAATAAACTTTATCTTTTTCAATTTGTCCTACACAAGCTGACATTGGGTCAACGTTAAAGTCCATTCCAATATGTAAAGGCTTTTCCCAATCTATTTGTCGTTTAACAACATTATCTACAGGGTGGAAATTGTAATAAACTGAACCAGCATAGTTTTCAAATGTACCCTCAAACTCTTGTCTAAAAGTTCTAATATCAATATCTTGTTTAGCTTGTTCTATTTCTTCTTCTGATACTATACCACCTTGAATAGTCGTATATTGAAAACTATCCCATTCATTGTCTTGTTTACCTTTTAAATATAATTCATAACTCCAATTACCATATCCCTTTGGTGTACCACAAAATAGTACATGGCCTAATTTATCAGATATACTAGCTCTCAAGACCTCGTACCAAGTACGTTTATCAATATCTGCGAACTCATCTAAGATTAAAAAGTCTAATCCTGTACCTCTTAATGAGTCATAGTTATCTGCACCTTTTAAAGATATTTGACTATTAGTTTTTCTAATAGTTATTGTCATTGTAGTTTCGTTAATATCCTCAATCCAATTAAACTGATTAAGCATTTCTTTTAGTGTTCCCCATACAATCTCTTTAGCCATTTTAAATGTGGGTGCTACATACCAAATCTTTCTATTTGGCTGACAAGCATATTTCATCATTTCAGTTACAGCTAAATAAGTTTTCCCAAATCTACGACCTGATATTAAAACTCTAAATCTAGCTTCTGAACTACTTACTTTAAGTTGGGGTTTTGTCAGAGTTATTTTCATTGCAGAAATAAGTAATATATAATTTATTCTTATTTACTTTTTCTTCCATTTTTTCAGCATAAGCAATAGTTAATTGACTACCAGCTATAACACATTCTGACCATGAATTAAATTGTTTATCAACTGTCATAGTATTATTGCAAAATCCTGTAATAGCGGAGCATACTGCAAAAGCTAAAATATAGTGCATTAGCTTAATGGGTTTTTAGATGCTTCTTTAAGTTCTTGTATCTCTAACTTTAAAACTTCTATTTCTTTTTTTAAAATTTTAATATCAGTGTTATCATGTGAGTGATCATTGTTATGACCATGTGTTTCTAGCTTTTGTTTTATTACTGCTATATCTGTACTATTATCTGTTATAGCAAACCCATTAGTTTCAATGCCTGTAGTGTCTGGTGCAGTTGCGTTTTTTAATTGTTCTATTGAAGATTCCATTTTTGCAAACTTAGTAAATCCAGCACCAATAGATGCAATAAGACCTAACACAACAACTATGTTTGTTAGATTATCTTTAATATTTTTAACCATTTTTTAACTCCTGTAATTCTAAAAGTAATAGTCTTTTTTTAGACTTAATTTCATTTAGTTTTTTAATCTTTACTTCCATTATATCATTAGCAGTATATTTAACTAAATCAATATCTGCATATATAGACCTATTATCAAATATCTCGATCTGTTTCAAATAAATATCTTTTGGCTTGTAAAACTCCACATTGTTATAGGCTGTAAGTGAAGCTTGATCGCTTTGCATAGCATCTAGTTTTATAATGTTTTTAATAGTTAGGTTTTTAGCACTATCTTTTATCTGGGCATCTACTTTGGCCATAATTTTATCTATCTTTGGATTTTTAGTTTTCTTACTCGATACCTTTGTTTTAACTTCTTCTTTAGGTGTTTCTTCTGTAGTTTTTTTTGGTGCTTCCTCAATAACTTCTTCTTTTTTAGTTTTTTCTGTTATATGTTCTGGTGCTTCCTCTATTATTTCTTTTGGCATTTCCTCTTTAGCTTCTTTGATTATTTCTTTGGTAATTATTTCTTCTGGCTTTTCTTCTACAACCTCTTTTACACCACTTGTCATTTCTTCTATTATCTCAGGTTCTTTTTTAGGCATAGTGATTATCTCAATAAATTCTTCTATTTCTATTTTTTCTTCCATTGGTGGTGCTTGTACTATTTTAAATTCTTCCTCAAACTTAAATTGTTCTTTAAATTCTATTTCTTGAAATATCTCCTCTTGTAGTTCCTCAAATACAGTTTCTATCTGTTCAATAATTTCATTAGATATAACCTCATTATCATAAGTCATAGTAACAATAATATTATCTACATTTGCACCACCTAATGTTGAGGGTGCATTAGCATCAGTTCCAGAAATATTAAGATTACCTAAATTAGAATCTTGGCCATTGTATGTAAGTGAATCTGTAAAGTTAGCACCATTTATATTAGTTACATCAGTTCTAATCTTTGTACTTGTGGCTAATACATTACCATTAGAGTCTTTAATTTTTAGTGTAATTATAAATGTGTCAGCATTACCTTGACCACCCCAACAACCAGCAACAGCACATTCTCCATTTTGAACTTCTACTGTACTATTTAGTGTAATACCATTATTTAACATGGCTTGTGTTATAGTATCTGTTGTTAAGTTAAACTGTTGTTCTATTGAGCCACTATCTCCAAACTCTAAATCATAATTGCTAGGAATATTATTTAAAGTACAACAATCGTTTAAAACTTGAACATCTCCATTAGTAGTCCAACCATTCGCATTACCTGTTTCAAAATTATTATTAATGATTAAATTATTTGTCGTTATTTCTTCGGCTGAAGAAGTTGCGAGGGTTAATATCATCAACAAAACGATTGATACGATATACTGCATATGCCATTACTCCTATAAATATAATTAACCAAATCATTCTAATATTAATTTTTTAATACTTTTTTGACCCATATAAATTTCTGTTTCTGCCATAGATTTTATACATTGATATTCTACATTTTTTGAAGAACCACGCATAGCAATTCTTTTACCTTTTAAACATTGAGACATAGATTCTTGTATTCTGTGTTCTTTTATCTCTCCATTTACAATCATCAATAATCCTACCACCAACTCAACCATGACCATTACCATTTGCTCTTACTTTATCTTTTAATTGTTCTACATCTTCTAAAAGTTTTTCAGTTTGTTTTTGTAAAAATTGTATGTTTACTTTATTGTGCATCATATCTTCTATTCTAGTTTCAATCTTTTCTACTGTTTTATATAAATCTTCAAGTAACATAAATTGTTCTTGGTCGGTTGGTAATTGTTCAGATTTTTTAAGTAGATCAGCTTGGAATAATTCTCTTGATGTTTCTAGTGAAGTAAGTCTGCTTGTTACTTCTGTGTATGCAAAGACACCCATTGCTACTGCAACAACAATACCAATCATATTTTTCATTGGCATACTTACTGATGTATTTTCAGAAATTTTCATTTTGTATGTAACTCTAATGTTTTAGCTTCTTGTTTATTTAATTTTTTATCTGTCTTTTCTCTTTTCTTAATTCGTTTTACATAAGTTTCATAGTCTGGTCTTTCATGTTTATACTTATTCCATATTGCTAGTGCATCTTTTCCTATCTTACCATCTACAGGGCATGGAGTTCCAGCATTAATCATAGCTTCAAATACTCTTTCATCTTGACATAATAAAGCAACACTTCCTACTTTCATTCCAAAGTCATATAATACTTTTGCTAATTTAATTCTTTCACAATTCATATCTCTATTAGT